GAAGAGTTCAATAAAGAACGGAGGTAAATGTCGTGCAGACAAGATGTGAAAACTGTAAGAAAAGATGTGTCTGCCACGCTTGCCCTCTACATAATCAATGCCGCTACGCTTTGAGGTGCAAATCCTCAAAGTGTTACTGCGGAAAATATAGGAGGTTATCAGAAAATGGAACAGAACAAAATCTGTCCTCTCCTCACGACTAACACTGTCGTAGACGAGAATAACACCGTGAAAATTGGCACACAGCCTGTTTTCTGCGTAACCGAGCAGTGTTCGTGGTGGTTGGAGGACAAACAGAAATGTGCAATCGCAGTTATGGGAGGTAAGAAATAATGGCATATTACATGAATAAGAGCGTCCCGGCGAAGCGAGGAGATATTTTCTACATTTCCAACTCCAAGTGCTACGCCACAGACCCGAGTAATACAGAGGGAAGACCAGAAATCGTTGTCTCCTCTGATAAATTGAATGAACACGCAGATGTTGTCGAGGTGGTCTATCTCACCACCAAGGAAAAGCGTCTCATGCCTACTCATGCAGAGGTGCTGTGCAAGATTCCTTCAACCGCTCTGTGTGAGACCATCTACACGGTCAATAAGGACAGGCTGGGCGATTTCGTCCGTACCTGTACCGATAAGGAAATGGAGGGTGTCAATGCTGGAATCCTCTGCTCACTCGGTATCGCCGCTCCTGTGGTCGATGGTGAGCCTGTTGACAACTCTGTAACGGTCGAGAGGAATCTTTACAAGCACCTTTACGAAGACCTTCTCAATAAGGTAATGGCGAGGTGATGGATATGGGTAAAGGAGCTGATATGAGCTGGGAAGACATTCAGAATGAGTTCGACATTATGAACCGAATGTCGTGCCGCCCGGTTGGGTTGCAAAAAGTCCCCGGCAATCATATTTTCGATGAAGACCAGTCTGTGAAATGGAACAGAGAACAGGTCGAATTGAATAACAAGAAGTATCAGAGTGAAGTCGCTCGGCTCAACACCGAGAAGAACAAGGCTCGAGATTCCGTCTACAATCTGATTATCGAAAAGATTCAGTATGAGGTGGGTCACAGGCTCTCTCGCAAGAAAGCGGAAGCCATTTGGAATCGTGCCTATGAGGACGGACACTCTTTCGGATTCTATGAAATCCGTTGCCGCCTGTCAGACCTTATTGATTTGACGATTACTCTGCTGGGAGGTGATAAGTAATGCAAGAGCTTTTCGAGACACGCAACGGTCGTGTCATTATGGACGAGGACTTATCCTCGAAGATGTATCTGATTAAGCAGTATCACCCCGAGAAAGCAGACGAGACCAGCTCCGGGTTTGAGTGGTCTGAAATGGGTATGGCAAACCTGTTTGGCTTGCTCTATTCTCACGAAGCTCGCTACTGCCCGGAACACAAGAGCTGGTACACCTATCACGAGGGGGCATGGCGTAAGGACGAGGGAGCAATTCTCGTGTCCGAGAAGATTAAAGATTTCGTTCGTTTGATGATTCTCTACTGCGGAGAAATCGAGGACGATGATACCCGAAAGTCCTACACCGGGTTCGTCAATAAGATGGGTGACAGGCGTATGCGAGATAGAATCCTCAAGGACGCAACAGGTGAGCTTCGTATCTCTGCTGTGCAGTTTGACGCAGACCCTTATCTCATTAACTGTCTCAATGGTACATACGACCTTCGAGAATTCTCCTTCCGGGAACATAGCTGGGACGATTTTCTCACCATGCAGACAGCATTTAGCCACACTATCTCCAAGACGGTTAAGTGTAAACGCTGGGAGAAGTTCATTAAAGAGGTCACACAGAATGACGAGGACAAGGCAGACTTCCTTCAAAGAGCTTTGGGTTATTCCATGCTGGGTATGAGCAACGAGGAGTGTATGTTCATTCTCCACGGTAAGACCACTCGTAACGGTAAGTCTACTCTGCTCAACACCATCGAGACCATGCTCGGTGACTATGCCAAGGTTGCCCCGGTCGGTATGATTTGCCGTGGAGACCGTCAGAAGGACGCAGAAGCCGCCAGTCCTACCCTCGCCGGGTTGAAGGGCAAACGCTTCGTCACAATGTCCGAGAGCAACGAATACGGCAAGCTGGACGAGGAGAAAATCAAACAGCTTACAGGCGGCGAGGAAATCTCCGCTCGTGCGCTGTACCAGTCGGCAATCACATTCAAACCGCAATTTACGTTATGGCTTTCCTGTAACGACCTTCCGATGGTGACAGATAAGTCCCTGTTCGCTTCCGAGCGTATCAAGGTGGTAGAGTTCAACCGCCACTTCTCCCCGGAGGAACAGGACACCCACCTCAAGGACGAGCTGTGCGAGCAGTCCAGCATGAGCGGCATTTTCATGTGGCTGGTGCGTGGGTATATCCACTACAAGGAACGTGGACTTGCAATGAGCGGCAGTCTGAAATCGGTTGTCACCAAGTACGAGCGTGATAATGACCTCGTATTGCAGTTTCTCGAGAACCGCTGTGAGCGTGTCCCGGAGGAAAACTCACCGACCGTTATCAAGGCAAAAGACCTATACAACGCTTTCAAGATTTGGGCGAAGTCCGAGGGTGCTTATATCCTGTCGGCTCGTAAGTTCAATTCTGAAATGGAGCGTCACCCGGAATGGTTCGACAGGAAATCAACCTCGAGCGGCTATGCAACCTATTGTGGTCTGAAATTGAAGGAGGTGCTGTAATGAGCGACTTGAAGATTTTTACTGATAACATCGAGCCTACGGCTCTGAATCAGATTTATACCCTTGTCAAACAACCAGCTTTCTCAGATTGCAAGGTTCGTATCATGCCCGATGTTCATGCTGGGGCTGGTTGTGTTATTGGCTTTACGGCTGATTTGGGGGATAAGGTCATTCCGAACATCGTTGGTGTTGACATTGGTTGCGGTATGCTGACCGTGGAACTGGGTAAGATTGACATTGACTTCGATTATCTCGACAAGGCTATCCGGGAGAACGTCCCAAGCGGTCGTGAAGTAAACGAGACGGCTATCTACCCTACCGAGGTAATTGAATACATTCGGTGCTATAAGGCACTCAAAGACCCGGAACGACTTGTTCGCTCCATCGGTTCTCTCGGTGGTGGAAACCACTTCATCGAGATTGATACTGATTCCGAAGGGGCAAAATACCTCGTGATTCATACTGGTAGTCGCAATTTGGGAAAACAGGTTGCCGAATACTATCAGAATCTTGCCATTGAAACCATGCAAGGTAAGGACGAACTCATTGCTATGCAAAAGAAACTGATTACCGACTATAAGAAGCAAGGGCGTAAAGCAGAGATTCAGAAAGCGATTGCCGAGCTTCATAGAAAGTTCTCCCCGAACCCTCTCGGGATTCCGAAGGAGCTGTGCTACCTCACTGGAAAGCACCGAGAAGATTATCTCCACGACATGAAAGCGTGTCAGCATTTTGCGGCAACCAACCGATATGAAATCGCAAATCGAATCGTCAGCAGTTTGTTCGGAAGTGACATCGCCTACTGGGATTTGCCGATGTTCGAGACCGTTCACAACTACATTGAGTTTGGAACGAACATGGTTCGCAAGGGGGCTATCTCTGCGAAAGCTGGTGAAAAGCTCCTCATTCCTATCAATATGCGTGATGGTTGTATCATCGGTATCGGCAAGGGTAATGAGGATTGGAACTGTTCAGCTCCTCATGGTGCTGGTCGAGTAATGAGCCGCAGTAAGGCGAAAGAGCTGGTTTCTCTCGAGGAGTATGAGGATTCCATGAAGGGTATCTTCACCACATCTGTCAGCCGTTCCACCATTGATGAAAGTCCGATGGCTTACAAGACGATGGAGGAAATCATTGCCAATATTGCGGACACCGTAGAGGTCGTGAACATCATCAAGCCTGTGTACAATTTCAAGGCAAGCGAATAAGGAGGACATTGTTATGAATATGGTTTGCAAATGCGGTGGCAAGGAGTTCTTCACCGAGGAACACGGCAATCAGACAGGACTTTACTGCTCCGCTTGCGGTAAGTGGCAGAAATGGCTCAAGAAAGACGAGATACGACTTTTCAATCATGGTGTCAAGGTGGAGAACGCTTCTTTGCTGGAACGTCTCAAGGCTCGTATCGAGGAGAGTGCAATCAAGGTATCTACCGTCAAAGCTCCGCACACCTACATGAAAGCTGTCGGCACGAGAGAGCTTGAGAAAATTCTCGAGGAGGAGTTGGGAAATGAAGACACGAAATGACATACTTGCCGAATACGTCCGCAGTCGTTACCCCGAGATTGAGAAGACCTTCGACTTTGCCGCTTACTCTGCTGGTGTAGCTCTTAAAGAGTTCGGCAGATGTATTAAAGAAGCGTTCGGAGGTACTGATAAGGAGGTAGACGATGTTTGCGATTCAGAACATTAAGACCGGGAAGTTTTTGTATGGCACAGACTACCGATACCGCCCTCCTCACCAGCGTACCAGCAAGACGAAAATGCTCACTTACAGCTCTATCGCAGAAGCCGCACACGACTTTTGGGTTAAGAGGAAGTGCGGCAAAGATTACAGAATCGTTGTGCTGAAATCGGTGGAGGTTAAGCGAGTGATTGACTACTACGAGAGCAAAAACTTCATTTAACACAAAGCGGATAAGTATTTATCAAAAACGACATTTACCAAACTATCTGAAAAGGATTGAAAAACAATCTTTTCATAAGAACGAGTTATTCTTATTATTACAGTAGTTAAAGTAGCTGTTCTCAAGGTATTGCGTGTAACTTCCTCTATATAGAAAAATCCCTATATATAGAAGTTATACGCAAAAACCGATTTTCAACTACTTCTACTACTGCAATAAGAATAAGAAGAAAGGAGACTGAAATGGATATAGATAAGCTGTTAGCAGACAGTTCCGAGGATTCCGAGGAGACTGTTGCGACTAAGGAGACTGTTTCCAGCGAGGAGACTGCGGTTGTCCCGACTGGGAATGACAAGCCTGTCAAGAAGACAAAGAAGAAAGGTAAGCCCCGAGGAGGTAATAACTGGTTGAAGCCGGAAAACATCGCTCCGGGGCTTGAAGCTGGTGATAACACGAAGTTCCTCTCTGTCAATATGGCGTTGATGAATATGCCGGACATTGACATGGAGAATCCGTTGGAGGTGCAACAGCGACTTTCCGACTATTTTGCTCTGTATGCACAGTATGACATGAAGCCTACGGTTGTGGGTATGGCGATTGCGCTGAACGGACACAACAGACAGTGGCTTTATGCGATTACACACGATATTCCGGGTGGAGGAGCTGGATATAAGATTGCGTTGCCGCCCGAGGTAGCCGACGTAATAAAAAAGGCGTACTTTTTGCTCGAAAATTTGTGGGAAAACTATATGCAAAGTGGCAAGGTCAACCCGGTTGCTGGTATCTTCCTCGGGAAGAACAACTATGGCTACCAAGACAAGACCGAGTACGTCCTCACCCCCAACCAGCAGAACGACAACGACTATTCCGCTGATGAAATCAGAGAACGGTACATCGCAAGCGACCAGCAGAAACGACTTTCTGACGGAAGCTCTGACGAAGACACGAGCGACTAACGACTTTCGCCCACGCTCCGACTTTCCGACTATCAGCCGAGCGACTTTCGACTATCGACTTTCGACTATGAAACTGCTCCGGGATTTCCCGGGGCTTTTTCTATGCAAAAATTCACGGAAATTTTCAGAAAATCAGCCGGACACGGCACTCACCTCTTTAATGCTTTAATGCAATAAAGAAAAACGTACCCCGGGCGGCTGTTTCGGGTTTCTTCCTATATAATGCAATTTTCAATCTTCACAGGATAATTTTTTATCCGAAATGTATTGACATTCAATCTTATTTGTGTTAATGTCTAATCAGATTCAGACAAGAAACAACACAAATCGGATAATATAGGAGGGTTCACAATGAAACAGAGATTCACCAGCAAGCAAACCAGCATAAACAGCACAAAAGCCCCGGCGGTTTACAGTATGAAAAGAGCCGTTAACGTTATGACCGGGAAAACGGTTGTTGACATCGGCGGCGGTCGGTTCGATACAGCCGCAGAAGCCGCCCGGGTTTACGGTGCGGCGGTCTCCATTTATGACCCATTCAATAGAACGCCGGAACATAACGCCGCAGTTCTCGCCGGGTCGTATGATGTGGCGGTGATTTCAAACGTGCTTAATGTTATCGACAGCGAAGCCGCCCGGGGTGATGTGGTACGGCTCGCCGCCACGAAAGCCGCCGCCCTTCTGATTACAGTATATGAGGGAGACGGAAGCGGCACAGGCAGACAGACAGCCGCCGACAGTTGGCAAGAAAACAGGCGCACCGCTGATTATATGGACGAAATCGCCGCCGCTCTCCCGGGTTGGAATGTTGCCCGGTTTGGTCGTTTGATTCAAGCAACACAGAAAAGATAAATTTTTATCTGAAAAGTATTGACAAATAATCTCGTGTGTGTTATCTTATAATCACAGTAAGACAAGAAACAATCTTCACAGGATAAATTATAGGAGGTATTTAATTATGGCATACGATTACAGAGAAGCAGTTAAGGACGATGTATTAGAATACATCAACAATGAAATCAATTTCGAGGATTTCGACACCCTCGAGGAGTTGGAGGAGCATTTGAACGAGGTTCTTTTCACAGAGGATAGCGTGACCGGGAACGCCTCCGGCTCGTACACGTTCAACACCTACAAAGCAGAAGAAAACATCTGCCACAACCTCGATTTACTCGGGGAAGCTCTCGAAGAGTTCGGAAGCGGTGCGGATTACTTAATCACCCACGGAGCGGAAGCCGCAGACGTAACAATCCGTTGTTACCTGTTGGGCGAGTGTATCGCCGCCGCTCTCGAGGAAATCGAGGACGATTTCAACGAAGCCCACGAGGGAGAGGAGAGCGAGGAAGAATGAAAAAATACACGTTCACAGATGGCGGTTATACCTTCCAGCGGATAGACAAGAAAGCCGCCCGGCGAGCTTATAACAATGGTCTTCGGGTTATGCTTTGCCCGGTGAATCTTCGCCCGGGCTACCCTTACCACCCGGAAACCAGCATAAGCGGCAAAGCCGCCGCAACATTTGAAGAAGCGTTGAATGCTTTCGAGTTCTACAATCTCCGAGGGAAAGAAACCGGGCGTTATACGGCGTTTTATATCCCGATTCGAGAGGTTGACAGATTCACAGGGGAAGCACCCACAGCGGCAACGCTGGGAACGGTCACGCAGTACGATTATAGATATATAGGAGGTTGACAATATGAGCGCATTTGAAAAGCTGTGCAATGAGTACAGAGAAAACAAGAGATTGATTGAAGAATTGGAAGCGATGAATGACAGCATAAAAACCGACATTCTCGCAATCATGGGAGACCGGGAGACGGTCACAGAGGGAGCGAGCAAAGCGACATATAAAGCGGTTACTTCCTCCCGGTTCGATTCTTCCGGCTTCCGTAAAGTGTCCCCGGATTTATTCACCGAGTACAGCACCCCGACAACGTACCGCCGTTTTACGGTTCAGTGAGGGGGTGAAAAGATGATTTTACTTTGCATTTTAATTTTTCCGCTGGTAGTTCTCTCTGACCTGTTGAAAATGAATAAATAGGCGCAACGCTCCGGGCTTCGGCTCGGGGCGTTTTCTGTTTCCCTCTGTGCCGCCTATGCGCCGCTGTGGGCGGCTTCTGTCTGTGGGGCTACCCCATTACACCCCGGCGGCGTTCCGGCTCTCTGTGGGGCTGTCTGTGGGTCTCCGTTGGGGCTACCCTGTGGGCGGCTACTTCGCCCGGGTTGCTGTAAAGTGTAATCTTGAATAGCCGCCCGGGTTCGGTGCTGTGGTTCGGTTTGGGGCGTGTTGGTGCTGTGGTGTTGGTGTACGCTGTGCGGCGTTCTGTGGGGCGTTGTACGGCGTTTCTTTGCTGTGGGCGTGTTGGTGTATTCCGGCGGCGTTTCGGGCGTTCTGTGGGCTGTCTGTGCGGCTGTGGGGACACCCCCC